GGAACGCCTTGGTTAAAGCAGATCCAAATAATGGAGTCGGTCCGGGACAATCTCAAGACATCAGTTCGGTCGGCTAATGGAGTTGGCAAAGACTGGGTGGCTTCTGATATTGCGTTGTGGTGGCTTTATACTCGGTATCCGGCGATTGTGATTACGTCGGCTCCGACCAACAGGCAAGTCGAGGAAATTCTGTGGGGCGAAATAAGGCGGAAGTTTAATCGGTCAAAAGTTAAACTGGAAGGCCGTTGCCTCAACTTGAAAATAGATATTGAACCGAAATGGTATGCGCTCGGATTTTCAACGGATAAAGAAGCTCAATTTCAAGGATTTCATGGTGAAAATATTCTCATTATTTTTTCGGAAGCTCAAGGAATCCCCAAGATGATTTACGAGGCGGCGAAAGGCTGTTTGACCTCAAAGAACAGCCGATGGCTCCTCATTGGTAATCCCCTTATTCCTTCTGGTGATTTCTATGAATCCCAAAAATCAAACTCATGGAATAGAATTAAAATATCCGCATTTGAATCTCCAAATGTAATTGAAAATAAAGAAGTATTCCCCGGCCTTGTTACGCGCCAGTGGGTTGATGATCGGAGAGAAGAATACGGCGAAGATCATCCATTTTGGCATGCGAGAGTATTGGGAGAGTTCCCGCCTGAATCGGAAGACACTTTAATCCCTATTGCATGGATTGATTCTGCCGTTGAAAGAAAAATAGAAGTGCCGGCATCAAGACGTGTGTTGGGTGTTGATGTGGCGCGGTCCGGCAATTGTGAGACCGTAGTTTGTGATTTTTCCGGTTATCGCGCCGAATTTCCAATCATCCGTAAAGATCGCTCAACGGTGGACACGGCCGGGGACATTATCAATCATTTGAGACCGTTTCAGGTTGAGGATTTCCGCGCAAAAGATGTCGAGATTTTTGTCGATGATATTGGCGTCGGCGGCGGCGCGGTAGATCCATTGAAGTACCAGCAGAAGAATGTGCGCGGAGTGAATGTGGGAATGACGGCGCTTGAGCAGTCGCGCTTTGTGAACAAAAGAGCCGAGGCCTACTGGAGATTCAGGGAGTGGCTGAAGAAGGGGGGAAAAATCTGCGCCTGCCATCGAGACGAATGGTTGGTTCAGCTTCCGAAGATAAAATATAAACCGGACAACAAGGGGCGTCTGCGGATAATGAGTAAAGATGAAATGCGTGGGCAGGGGATTGATTCGCCAGACGTGGCGGACGCAGGTATGTTGACATTCGTTCGTCAAGAGCATGGAGATTTAGAAACAAGGAGAAAAAAAAGAGAGAGAAAAAGAAGGAAACATAATTTTAATAGAGGACTTAAAGTTTCAATGGGAGGATATTAAAAATATGTTACAGACAACTTGGTCAATTATAGTACCGCCGATATATTTCTGGATAGAAGAATATAATAATAAACCAACCATTATGACTGCGGCTGTGCAATGGAATAAAATGAATTTTGGTCTGTCGTTTCCGGTTGATGAGAATATTGTTCGTAGAAATATGGATAAAAAAAAATTAATTACGCACATGAAGGAAGTTGTTTCAGTTCTTGTGTTGCACGGTAAGAACATTCTTGATAGTTTTAATCAGATTAATCCGAAATTAGTTAATGAACAGGAAGCAGTGAGGTGGTATTTGGATCCTTTATGGGATAAAAGAATCAATGCGGTAAATAAATTAATAAAAATTAAAGATATTACAAGAGAAGAGGCGGTAAGGTTAGAGCTTTTATAATATGCCTGATGAAATATTAAAAGTGAATACAGATAAGGTGCCGGCGGAAGAACAGAAGCCGGTGTGGAATCCTACTGAGCCGCAGAAGGCGCGGATTAAGCTTATTTATGACGAGCGGGCGGACATGATTCAGAAGCGCGATCAACCCTATGTTCAGTTCAACGACCGGACTTTGCGGGAATTTATTGACGACTCCGAGAAGCGTTTGAACGCCTATGTTTTAGACAAAGCCAGTCAGGGGAAAGAAGGTTGGCAGGCGAACTTTGCTACGCGCGCGTACGCGAATAAGGCAAAGGCACTGCTTGCCGCGACCTCGCGCGATATTCCGGATATAAGAATTAAGGGCGTCAACGACGCTGATCAGTTTGATCACTTCGCGGCTGAAACGATGAAAAATCTGGTCCGGCATTCTTACTATCAAGGCAATCCGCAGGAAGAATTATTTTTTCTTGCGTGGTCAAATATTGGGCATGGCACTGTGCTCTCGTGCGAAGATATACAAAAGAATATCTATCAGAAATCAAGGATTAAGAGTTTTGATTTACTTACCGGCGATATCGAGGAGGAGATATTAGAGAAGGAAACTTACGGCGAGCCGTATTCTTATGAGGTGCAGTTGATGAATCTTTTAATAAAGAATTTTTATATTCGTGATATTCAGGAACAGCCGGCGATTATTATTGAGAGCTACTATGCTGACAAAGAACGTTTTGATGCGATATTCGGCAAGTATCCTAATGCTCATTTTGTGAAGAATCTTGTTGATATTAAAGCGAATGAACATGATACTTATTTTCATAAACAGTGGAGCGAGAGTATAAAAAGCGGAAAGGGATATCTTGTTTCCCGGTACATGAATAAATATCAGGGGAGGCGCGGCATGTACCGAATCGTGGTTAATGGCGTTGAACTTTATAACGGACCTATGCTTTGGGTTGATGTGACCAGAAAGAATTTTGGCCGGCCAGCCTATCCCATAGCGAAAACGATTTACGAACCATTCGCGAACTCCGATTTCTTTTATGGTAATTCAATGCCCAACTCCGCCATGGGCGAGGGTGATGTTTTAAATACTCTTTACAACACTTCTTTAGATAAGCAGTATAGATCTATGGTACCGCCGTTGCTTGTTGGTATAGTCAATAAGGATATGCTTGATTTAGAGGATGAGGTGGTGGCCGGAGACACGAAGATTTATGTTGATGATATTAATCAAGTGAAGCAGATGGAGTTACGCGGTATCACTGATTCGGATGTAAAAATGATTGATCTTATTTCTCGCGGTCTTGATTTAACTACGCTTGATCCACAACAGCAAGGAGCGGCACAGAAGTATGTGACGGCCCGGGCCGCAGTTGCGGCTGACGAGCGGGCGCGACAGCTTAAAGGTATATTTTTTATGTTTTTAGAAAGTTTGTGGTTGCAGAAAATCCGCCTTCGTATTCCTAATATTTTACTTTCTTATACCATGCCTAAACTTGTGGAGATTATAGGGAAAGAAGGAGCGACAGAATTAAATCAGAAATATCGACTTTTTAATATTGATAAAACAGAATTATCTGATGGCACAAAAGGCACACTGGGAATCGAATTTAGGTCTAAAGAAGAAATGTCGGATAGTAAGGCAATGATGCTTGATATTGAGGCGGAAGAGGAAAGAAATTTTCTTGCCGGCAAGCCGTATGAAAAAATCATAATATCATATGGACGATTAGAACAGGTATCTTTTGATGCCGAGGTGATTCCGGAAACATTATGGCAAAGTTCGCAGGCAATCGGTATGGCAATAATTATTGAAAGGATTTCAATGATGCGGAATTTCTTTCCTGAATATTTTACGGCGAACAAAGAATTATTATTCAGTGATTTAGCGAAGAGTTATGGAGATGATGTGGGTAGATATGATTTACCAAAGACAATGGATTTCTCGCAAGAGAAGGGATTAGAACTCGCGACGGGGGTCGCGGGTAAAGGTCGAGGCGGGAGTTCGGCCGGTGGAGGGTTGGTTTCCGACATTACCGGAACCGACACCAATAATAGGATGGGTGAAATACCCGCTTAAAAACAAAAAATGAAGTATGATTAAAAGATTCTTAATAAGATTTGTCTTGCGACTACTGGATTCTTCTTTTAAGATTGACTATAAACAGATCGACAAAAAAGCTCTTGAAGATTGGGCATTCAGAAGTTTTGACGACAGGGGCTGGAGAAGCTATTTTGCCTATGAGGACATGAAAATTTTAAAGGAAATGTCTTTCGGTAAAGATGAACGAAGCTATATGATTCTAGTCGGGAGACGGCTTCAACTCCTTTATCTCTTTGATGAGATGAAGAGAGCGGTCGAGAATAAAAAATCGGCTGAAGAAAAAAGAACATCGCAGACAGCAACAGAATTATGAAACACGGGAAACATTCAATGACAATAATTGAACGGGCGGGTCATGAGATGAAAATGAATCCGCCGAAGATTCTCGCGCATACGGCCGCAAAATTCGGGGTCAAACGTGCGGAAAAACAGCGTGTGGCTATTCTCTTGTCGAAATCTCGCAAGAGAGGTGCTAAAATAAAAAAGAAAAGGTCGAAATAATTATTAATTAATTAACGAAATTATGTCTACAAAAACGTTGAAAGTTAAAAGAATATTCGCGTATACAATTTACAATAATCTTAGAAACACTCCACCGAAGGACTACCCAACCACTGGCGAAATTAAGTCTACGATAAGTTCTATTCTGCCGGCGTTAAAAGAGCATATTTCGGAATATCTAGAAATGTTGAAAAAGGCCGAGGATTTGTCAGTTAAGGTGGCAGAAAAAGAACTGTCAGAGAAGGATGTTCAGGCGAAAATTAATGGGTATAATGAAGAGTGGAGAAAGTATAATCGTGATCATGGTAATGAGATTGTGGAAGTTTCTTTAGATGAAGAAGGATTTAAGACTTTACGATCTCAATTTGATCGTGAAAATTGGGGTAAAAAATGGGTAGCGAATATTGAAGAGTTTGGTGAATTGGAGAGTGCGTTTACGGAAGTCGGAAAGTAAATTAAAAAAATAACACTAACAAACAAACGAGGACAGCTAATGTAGGTAGCTGCATTCTGCAGGCGAGAATAATATTTTGGTTTTCACTTCGTTTTCCAAAATACTCGTCGGCAGATTGCAGCCCCCTACAAAAAGTCGGGCTGTTCGTTAGTATAATGACCGTTGGAACTCGCGGTTTAATAAAATGAGTTTTAAAATATGCCAAACGAAACAGACATTAAAAATAACGGAGGTGATGGTGGAGACGCAGCCGCGAAAGCGGTCGCCGATAAGGCCATCGCCGACAAAGCGGCAGCCGACAAAATAGCGGCAGATGCCGCGGCTGGCGAAGAAAGTGTTTCCATTAAAAAGTCCGAACTTGAGAAGATAAAATCGGACCGCGACAATTATCGGGACGGTCTGCTTAAAAAGAAAGCAGACGAACGATCTCTTGATAAAAAAGGAGGAGATGATCAAGATAAAGGAGGTGGAGTTATTATCGATGAGGCGAGAGTCACAGAGATAGCAAAAACTCAAGCTTCTGCTGTCTTGGCCGATACTCATAAATCAAATGAGAATCGCGCAAAACTCCTTATCGTAAAGAAGTATGGAGAACTTATTGACGATGCTAATTGGATTGGGTTTATATCCCACTTTAATGGCAAACGCGGTAAGGCGACTGTCGAAGATATTATTGATGATTTTGAGGATGCTATGCTTCTTTATAAGCGGAATACCGGTAAGCTCGATGAGCATCTTAAGTCGGAAGCAGAACGTGCCCGCCGAGAAGGTCGTATTGAGGGGCAGATGGATGCTGGACGAGGCGGCGACGCGGGCGACAAAAACGAAGGTGGAAAAGGTACTGGTATTCTTACACCGAAAGGTGAAGAAATGGCCAGGGCAATGCACGTTGATCTGGAGAAAGTAAAAAAAGTCGACATTTCAAAGGACAATGTGATCGATGTTATAAAGTAAATTAACAGTTGGAAGGATACTGTTTCTCTCGCTAAAGCGATTGGAATGATATCGTTTTCCAGCAACTAAGCTTATGGCTTTTAGACTTTGGAGAGAAAATAAAGCTGGTTGTCATATTGAGTTTTATCCCAAAACTGCGTCAACAGCGTTTACATTTAACGATATTGTGATGTTGGGTACAAGCGGTCGATTGGAGGCCATGACAGATGCCGCGAATGTAAAACCGATTGGTCTTATTCAGAAGACCATTGCGTCGACAGATAGTGATTACGCAAGCACCACTCGGGTGCCGGTTTTAGTATGTGGTCCGGAAGCGGAATATCTTTGCGATATTGCTGTCGGAACCGGCGCGGTTGGCCTCTTGGGTCAATTCGTTGATCTTGACGGTGCAGGGGCTCCTTCACGAAACATTGATGTGAATAGTTCTACGTATGATGTTGTTGAAGTTACGCAACATATCTCAACAACGCAGTGTATAGGTAAATTTCTACCTGTAACTGGAGTGTTGAAAACTGGTCCAGCTTCTTAATCGTTGAATAAACGAAGTGAGAATAAACGAGGCGTAAACGAAGGAAAGGTCGAATAGATAATTAGATAGAAACGAATAGAAAGTTATGCCTATATTAACAACACAGTTTAACGACTTGGTAAAGAATGCGTTGGTGCAATGGAGAGAAGAGTATGAATCAGTGGAAAAGAATGCTCGTCAGCTTTATGATATATTGCCGAACGAGAATCTTACCTCTGAACATTCACATATCGATTCTCCGGGCCTCGCTCGTCGGAAAAATGAGGGTGGTTCATATGCGATCGGTTCGCCACAACAGGGATATACTTTGAATCTTACAAAATCTCGTATTGGTTATCTTAGTTCTGTGACTTGGGAAATGCGAAAATACGATAGGCACTTGTCGCCTGTGCCAGTAATGGCATAGTAAACTCGGAACTATATCGGAAAAACTCCCAACTGAAATAAGTGGACAATTCCGAGGAAAGGCCCGAAAGGGAATCCGTAGAGACTATACGCTCCGTATCCCACAGGGATAAAGATATAGTCCGAACTGCATGGGAACATGC